ACGCGCCCGCCAGTTCCAGTTCGTAAGCGATCAATTCGCCTTGGACGCGCCGCGTCGCCTCATCGACCGAGACAATCGCCAGCGTCTTGCCGGCGAACCCGATCCTGTCTTGCTGCGCGACGATGGGGAGCGGGAAAGCACTGCTGGTCACGCTCGACGCCAGAATGATCGCTTTGCGACGCCCCTGCTGGACCTCGCCCGCCATTTCCTGCGCGTCGTAACCCGTCACCCATCCGTTGACCGCATAGACAACTGCCGTATCGCCGAAGCCGCGCTGCAAAGACAGCGCCTCGCCCGGACCCATGACTGAGGCCAGTGCGCGCGCGTGGGCAGCGGCGTGACGAGCGACCATCGTCATCAGTCGAGCGTCCGATACACGAAGGGGTCGAGCATGGCCGCCACATCTGCCGGCATACCATCCTTGGACGGCGCGCCCTTCTGACTGCCGAAGGGCGCATATTCGAGCCGGGAGACGCCGACAATGCTTTCGCTCACCAGGTCCGGGTCACGGTCGCCGGCGGCAAAGCTGCGCGTGACGAGCGCGAGACAGGCGCCTTCAATCGCCTGCGGCAGATTGCGCTCGGCGTCTCCGGGCAGCTTCCAGCCGCAGGAATAGTCGATCACGACCTTAGCGGCCGACCATGACGTGCGCCGATCCGACGAAAGGCGGAACAGATTGAACCCGTCCCGCTCGAAATCCGTATTCTCCGTCAGACCCGTTCCATCGGCATTCAGCGCCGACACTTCAACGACTGGCCCCGCCGCGTCGAGAACGATTGCGCCAGCGCAAACGCCGCGCTCGGTCTGGCGATACGCCGTCACGCCGAACACACGCCCGCAATAGCCTGCGACCCGGCTCGACGCCTCGGCGATAGCAGCCGTGACTTCGGGATCGGTCTGGCCCGTCACTCCGCGCTCGCGCACCGCCTCAAGCGTCGTCAGATCGGATGATGCAGCCGGCGTCACGACGACAAGCATGTCACGCCTTCTCAGGCTTCGGCTTTTTTGCCGGCGGTTCCGGCTCAGCTTCGAGAAGCCCGGCGTCTTTCGCCATCGCCTCAAATTCGGGCGGGCATTCTTCGCCTGCCTCGATCACGCGCGGGTAAATTTCCCCCGCGGGAACGCAGACGAGCGGTTGAGCAAGTTTCATGTCCCCTCCGGCAAGTGTGACCCGGCGCACAGATGCGCCGGGTCTTGTTGACAAGCCTTGGCTACGCCGAAACGTTCTGCGCCTTCATCGCCTCGGGGTTGTTGACCCCGCCGCCCACGCGCTTCGTGGTGTAGAACATCACGTAGGGCTTGTTGCTGTAGGGGTCGCGCAGAACGCGAATGCCCTTGCGGTCGATGATGAGGTAGGTCTGCTTGAAATCGCCGAACAGAACCGGCTTGGCGCTGGCGGCGATGTTCGGCATGGCCGCGACCTCCTCGCAAGGATAGCCCAACAGCGACGCAGGCTGACCGGCGACGAGCGCGGGCTGCCAGATGTAGTTGCTGGTCGAGTCCTTCAGCAGGCGGATCGCGCCCTGCGTCGAACGGTTCATGGCAAACGAGGCGTTGCCGGTGAACTCGGACGGCAGGGAATAGACCAAGTTGACGAGGCCGTCCGTCGTCAGCGCCGCCGCCGCGCCGGAGTTCACCGTCTTGATGTCGCCGAACGGATGGGTCGCCGCATTCGCGCCGCCTGTGACGTAGGTCAGGATGCCGTTCGGCTTGTTCGTGCCGTTGCCGGACACGAAGGCCACGCCCTCCTGATAGGCGAACTCGGTTTCGACCTCGCCGGCGAGCCAGTTTTCGAGATCGAGCTCGCTATCGTCGAGGATCGTCTGGGTCGCGGACGGGTTGGCGTAAATCTCGCCGAACGCCCAATTGAGCGTGCCGAACCCCGGACCCGCCGTTTCCGTGCGGGCCGCCGTCTCGTTGACCCATCCCGACGCCGTGCCGCGGCTGTTGTAGAGCTTGGAGAAGCCCCCGACGCCGGACGACTGCACCGTGCAGAGACGGCGCATCGGCGACATGATGATGAGCTTGTCGGTCAGGGTTCGATCCCACTCGACAGGCGCCGTATAGCCGCCTTCCGCCGCCGTTCCCTTGTTGAGGGAGGCGTTGACCTCGCCTCGGCGCATGTGCGCGGAGAACGAAGCCGAATATTCCGCGTCACGGACGTTGCGGCCCTTGTTGTCGGTGACGCCGAGGCTGGCGATCCGCTGATTGGCCTTGTCGAGTTCGGCCTGAAGGTCTCCGACCGCAGCATTGATGCGGTCCACCTTCTCGTTCGTCACCACGTCCTCGCGGCCCTTTTCGACGGCCTTGAGGCGCGCATCGTTCTCGACCTTGAATGCCTCGAAAGCAGCGTTGATCCTGGCGAGCAGTTCGGTCGGATTGCCTTCGGCGCGCACGAAAGCGACGCCGCGCGCGTTGCGCGGATTGGTATGGATGGTCATGTCCTGTTTCCTATCTGGAATTGATGGTTTCAAGCAGCCGGGAGGCCGCCTCGTTGAAGCCAGCGCCGGGCATGGCCTGACCGGCAGCGCTCGGCATGCCGGAAATCTCGCGCAGCAACCGCTTCCGCTCGGAACGCGGAACGTGTTGCTTGGCGAGAAGCGAATCGATGCGCGCCTTGGCGGATAGCCCGCTCGCGGCCTGCGCATCGGTATTGTGCTGGACGGCGGGCAGAACCTCCGTCGCAAAGCCCTTGTCGAGTGCCGTATTCGCGGCGATCCATGTCTCGGCGTCCATCATGGCGGCCACCGCATCGACCGTCAGGCCGGTGCGCGCGGCATAAATGCCCGCCATCGCCTCATCGAAGGGCGCAAAAAGTTCTGCGGCGGCGGCGAAATCATGGCGGTTGCCGATAACGGCGCCCCACGCATTGTGGATCATCAGGAACGAGCCCTGCCCGATGGCGATCTTGTCGCCCGCCATGGCGATGACCGACGCGGCGCTGGCGGCCATGCCGACGACCTTGATGTTGACCTCCGCCGGGTGCTCGGCAAGCTGGTTGTAGATCGCGATGCCGTCGAACATGTCGCCGCCCGGCGAGTTGATCGCGATGGATACCGGCCTGTCGCCGATATTGCGCAGGATCGCGGCCATTTTCTTCGGTGTGAACCCGGCGCCGTCCCATGTCTCGCCGATTTGATCGAAGATCGCGATCTCCGCTGCGTCGCCCGATGCCGCCGCGCTCGGCAGATCGGCCCAACGCTCCAAGGCGGACGACGGCGCATCCCATTCGACGCATCCGGGCCGCACGAGCCCGTTGACGCTAGCCGGCTTGCGAAGCGACATTCTGTTGCCCCTGTATCTGTTGTGCGGGCTGCAGACCGCCGCCATCCGGCTTGCGAACCAGCCCTGTGAGATCGCGGACCTCGTTCGGCTCCATCCACGGCCTGTGGCCGCCGGCGCCCAACGCGCGCGCGAAGAACTCGCCCTGATCCTTCATCGATCCGCGCAGCAATTCGCGCTCATCGATATCGATCCTGTATTGCTTGCGTTCCGCACGGGTCAGAAGCGACCGCGACACGGCCTGCTCCCAGCACGAGAACAGCGGCGACATGCCGAACCTGACAAATAGCGTGGCCAACTGCTCGACGCCGGAGCCCCACGACGTGTCGTCAAGGCCAAGCAGCGGGCGCGGCACCCCGAAGAAACGGGCGATATCCTCGACGGCGTGGCGCGCCGTTTCGATCATCTGCCCGTCGCGGGGCGAAACGACGATGGGTTCGGCCTTCATGCCTTCGTCGAGGATGAACCAGCCGCCCGCACGGCCCGGCCCGGAGAATTTTTCCTCCAATTGCGCCCGCATCCGCTCTTTCGTCTCTTTCGAGAGTTTCTGCGGATGGGTGAGCGCGCCCGTAGCCGAAACGCCAGTTCGGTAAATCCGTCCGAGCGCGTTACAGGTGTCGGACGACAGATGCACCGCGTCGGCGGCAAGCTTGAGGATCGAAATACCGGACACGCCATCAATCGACGTGTCGAAAATGTGCAAAACCTCGTCTTGCTTGAGAGCGACGGAACCGTCTTTCGTCGTCACCGCGTATTCGATGGAGCCGTCGCTCATCTGGCGCGGCGACACCGCGCCGGGGTCGAGCGGGACAAGACCGGCGATCCGGCTTCCTGTCCTGACGATCCGGGCGTAACCATCGCCATGCGTCAACATCCGCACGGTCAGCAGCTTCTTGAACGTATAGGCCGACTGGCTGAAATTCGGCTCGTCGCATAGGATCGGCCACAACGGATGGCCGGTCGCCTCACGCGTGAACTCGCCGTTCTCGTCCCGCTGCAAGAGTCGCATCGGCAACATGCCGAGCGTCGACGAAATGAGCGAGACGCAGCGATAAACCGCCGCCGTCTCCAAGCTGGCCCGCGTCGATGTTCCGCCAGCCCTCACATATTCGAGGAACGCAGGATCGTTCGGGCCGGAAAACGTCTGGCCTTCCGCCTTCGGCTTGCCGAACAGCCGCGCGAACACGCCCATCAGACAATGACCAGATCGTCCGCCTCATAGGCGGACATGAACGGTAGTGGTTCCTGCGCCGTCGCGAGCCCGACCGCCATCGCGAGCGCGACAAGCGGATCGATGCGCGTCGTCGCCCGGCGCTTGGAGAACCAACGGTTCCCGAACGCATCTTCCTCGATTGTCGCGCCCATGATGGCTGAAATCGTCACGGGGTTCGTCCTGATTCTGATGCGGCGCTCAAGAATGAGCGTTTCCAGCGTCGCCAGACTGCCCGGCATCCAAAGCCCTTCGGCTTCTCCGCCCGCGTCACGCGCCGCCGCGATTTGTTCTTCGGTCGGTTTCGCCCGCCGCTTGCCGCCCTGCGGATGCTCGAAAACCGGAGCCGTCACGCCCGCCTCATCCAAGGCAGGCTCGAAATAGCGCTTGAATGCGTAGGCGTCGTAGGCAATGCCGCGCAGATCGAATGCCGCGCCGATTTCGGCGACACGAGACGCCAGAAAATCCATGCGGATCACGTTGCCCGGCACCGTATTCAAGAGGCCCTGAGCGATCCACGCGTCGTAGGGCGTATGATCGCGGATCGCCCGCTCCGTCGCGGTCGCTTCCGGCGTCCACGTCTCGACCCAAGCGTCGTATGTTGCCTTGCGAACCGTCCCGCCCTCGGGGGCGTCCATATCGACGCCGCCCGTCTCGACCACGAACGCGATGGCGGACAAATCCTTCGTCGCGGACAGATCGGCCCCGGCGAAAACCGCCGCGCCTTCGTGCTCAAGCTCTGGATCGAACTCGTCCAGCACGTTTTCCAGCGCGGCCCGGCCCATCCATGCGCTTTCGGCGTCCGTCCAGACGCAGAAATGCAGGCGCAGGATGTTGTTCATTTTGCCCGGTATCGACCGGGCCTGTTTCACAACCGAGGCGAGATAGTCCTCTTTCACGGTCACGCCGAGAAGCGGATTCGCCTTCGCCCAACACGCAGGATCGGCCAGCGGATCGTCGCCGGGGTCGAGCGAGCACACGAA